TAAGATGTTAAGTCTTGGAGTTAATAAACTTCTTGATTCAAAGGTAGTTAAATGAAAACCATAAAAATAGGCACAGCAACACTGATACACGGTGATTGCGAGGAATTTATGAAGGATTTGCATCATAAACACTTTAGCCTTGCTTGCGTCGACCCGCCGTATGGGATTAACGCATCAAATACATTTTCAGGTGATATCAGAAAGAGTGGCAATGGTTGCGCTATGAAGTCTGGTTTTAAGAAAAAAGACTGGGATAAGAATATTCCAAATAAAACTTATTTTGATTTACTTATTGAATCAACAGAAAACCAAATTATATGGGGTGCAAATTACATGACAAATTATTTGATGCCGTCAATGGGTTGGATAGTTTGGGATAAAGATAACGGAACAACAAAGTTTAGTGACTGCGAGCTTGCATATACATCATTCGATGTGGCGTTAAGAAAATTTACTTACACATGGAATGGAATGCTTCAGGGTGACATGAAAAACAAAGAATCACGCATTCACCCTACTCAAAAACCAGTAAAACTTTACGAATGGATATATTCAAACTACGCCAAGCCAGGTCAAACAATCCTGGACACCCACGGCGGTTCAATGAGTAGCGTAATCGCTGCGTTAAATATGGGCTTTGAAATAACGTGCATCGAGAAAGACGAGGATTATTTTAATGCTGCGGTAGAGCGTGTAATTAAAAGCCAGCAACAGCAGAAACTATTTTAAGGTGATGAGATGAATAGGAAGGTTAGCTGGTTTAGTTGTGGGGCAGCATCTGCAATAGCAACAAAGTTATCAAATCCTGATGTAGTTGCATACTGTTATACAGGCAGCGAGGACGTCGACAACAAAAGATTTATGAATGATTGCGTAGCGTGGTTTGAAAAAGAAATAACAGTTCTTAAAAATAAAGAATTCGATTCAACTTGGGAAGTGTGGGAAAAAAGAAAGTATCTTGCTGGCATAAGTGGTGCGCCTTGTACTGGAGAATTAAAGGTTAAGCCAAGACTTGAATTTCAGAAACCAGGAGACATTCATGTTTTTGGATATACCGCTGATTCGCGCGACGTATCAAGAGCGGATGCGCTGCGTGAAAACTGGCCTGATTTGCTAATTGAGACACCTTTAATTGAGAGAGGGATAACCAAAGCAGCTTGCCTAGCGATGCTTCGGACGATGGGCATTAAAGAACCTAGAACTTATGCAATGGGATTCCCGAATGCAAATTGTATCCCGTGCGTAAAAGCGACTTCTCCAGATTATTGGGCATTAGTGAGGATGCATTTTCCTTATGAGTTTTGGAGGATGGCGAAAATATCAAGAGAATTGGGCGTTACACTAGCGAGGCTAAAAGGTGAAAGGATATTTATTGATGATATACCAGAAGATCATCCGGTTACGCAACCAATCGCTCCAGAGTGCGATTTTTTATGCTCAATGGCTGAACAAGATTTGAATGGTTAAGCGTAATTCAGATAAAGTATACGCAGAAACAGAGCAACAAAGGCACGAATGCGAGGTGCGATTTGTTGCAAGTCATGATGATGAATGGATTATAGATCATTTTGATGGTGTAAAAGAAAAGCGCGGGTTTGATGCTTATAAAAGACTTAGGGATGATGTGGCGAAGCTATGGAAAAGAAAATAAAAAGAAATCCAATTGCTAAAATAATTGTCCTGATAAGATCAGAACTTCAAAAGGAATTATTGGCAAGTAAAATAAGCAATCTGCCGGTTGATGAAGATCATCCGATTCAGGTAGTAATTAGCGAGGAAACAAAAAAGCGCGGATTAGATCAGAATGGTCTTATGTGGAAAAGAATCACAGAAATATCAGACCAAGGATGGATTAATAAAAGGCAATATAACAAAGACTGCTGGCATAAATATTTAAAAGATAATGAAATGCCAGAAGAAGTAGAATTGAAAGATGGAACTATTTGCAGTAAGTGGGTAGAGCAGATAGACGGGAGCCGTGAGGTTATTTCTACAACAGAGTTAAGCGCAAGATTCTTTGCAAGCTACATTACAATTATAGAAGCGTTCGGTGCAGGATTAGGAGTTATGTTTAGTGCAAATCCTAGGGAGTTTGAAAGATGAGTAAATCATTAAAGAATTGTTCAATACCAAAACATATTAAAGAATTAATAGATTACTATCCTGATAGCGGTCTTATTTATCGTAAAAAAATTGGTTCAGAGAATAAAGCTTTAGGAACAGTGGTTAAAAGAAGAGGTAAAAGTTACTTGGCTATTGGTCTTTTAGGAAAAACTCATTATGCCCATAGACTGGCATTCATCTTTATGACAGGAATAATCCCTAATGAAATAGATCATATAGATGGTAATGGAATGAATAATAAATGGATAAATCTTCGTGAGGTTGATAGAAAGAATAATTGCAAGAATATCAGAATTAGAGATGATAATAAATCCGGTGTTACTGGGGTATACTTTGATAAAGATAGAAATAAATGGGCTTCTATGATAAGTCACTCAGGAAAGCATTTTAGCTTAGGTCGTTTTGAGAATAAAGAATTGGCGATTATAGCTAGAAAGAATGCTGAAATAGAATGTGGGTACCACAAGAATCATGGGACAGCTAGACCATTATGAGCGATAAAGAAGATAAAAAAAGGATGAGTAATGTTGCAAACTTATCCTGCATTGTTTGTAAATTGTTTTATTCGATAGATGGTTCGCCGGCAGAATTGCATCATCTTGTTGGATTGCAGTATCGTGGTATGGGTAAAAAAGCAAAAGAATATATTCCTCTTTGCCCATTACACCATAGATTAGGAACTAAGGATCACCCGGCAATACATTCTCATCCAGAAGAATTTGAGCGTAGATTCGGGACGCAAGGGGATTTGCTTAAACTAACTAACGAGCTATTATGACAAAACACGAAAAAGAAACAGGCTACGAATTATGTAAGGAATGCGACACTGGAGTGATTTTGCATGAGGCAGGTTTCGATGTTCATACATATCTGTGTTCTAGGTGCGATAGATTTATGGCTGAGAAGGAAGAATTTTTTAATGTTTATCCGGATGTGGAAATTTTATCAAAATGATACTTTCGATTGATCCAGGCAACACCTTTGGTTATGCCATAAAAAAACAAACAACAATTGTTAGCGGTTTTGGAATATTAACTAATGGATCTAAAAATCACACTGGCAAGAAGTTTGAACTTTTTAGATTATGGCTTGATGACCTGGATAGCATAGACTTAAAAGAAATATGGTATGAGGATGTAAAAAGACATAACGGGTTACATGCAGCACGAGCGTACTGCGGTTATGTTGCTGTGCTTAATATGTACGCATTCAGGCGGGGAATACCATGCTTAGGAGTGGGGGTTGGGCAGATCAAAAAATTCTGGACTGGTAATGGTAGAGCAGACAAAGATATGATGATTAAAGAAGCTAATAAGCGTGGATTTGATACTGACAATGATAACTGTGCAGATGCTTTGGCCTTACTGCATTACGTAATTGAAAAACCCGCCGAAGCGGGTGTATAGGTAGTTTACTGTGGTTTATTCTCCGAGTTTATTTGATATTTCATCCCAGTGATCAACAATCCACTCGGCAGCTTTAATGTCGATTGCTGCTATGCGTTCAACAAGTGGAGTAGGCCATTTCTTTGGTAGGTCGTATTCGATCCAGTCAGTTAGCCATTCTGCGCCATCAGGGATTACGTCAATACCTTTATCTATCGTTGATGTTCCGCCATCCGTTAATTTATAAACACGATACGCTGGTTTAGCTGGTTTAGCTGGTTTTGGTTCTATTAAGTAATACTCAATATCAATATGCCAGTATGGGTTTCCATCTATTCGTATCCCGTCTTTTCTTTTAACTTCCCATCCGGTAATAAGCCATTTAGTAATAATTTCAGCTTGAGGATGCTTGCTAACACTTGCAACGTGATCAATTGCGGCTTGGTCTTTATCGTTCATTTTGTTTTATCCTTGTTTATTGTTTTCCAGAAAGCCCATTCCCATTCCTGAGCGGTATCTTTTGTTACATCCATCCAGATTTCATTTGCTGGTGTTTGCTGCCATTCGCTTCCATCTATTTTACGTATGAAAATTTCTTCAT